TTAAGATAAGGTCTGTTTCTTCTACAAATTCGAATTTCATGTTTGTTTGTTTTTATTGTTATTTAATAGTTTCTGATTCTTCGTCTTCTTCTTCTTCGTCATCTTCCCAAGAGCAATGTTCTAAGCATTCAGGACATATATCTATTTCAGGATAATTGGTATGTGCTCCACAGCAAGTTGAGAATGGCATTACTTATTAAGTTTTTGGTGTCTTGTAAAATAAGTTTTTGGATCACCTATCTTGGCTTGGCTCATATTCTTCTCATATTCCAATGGATGAATACAGGTTTTTGTCTGATGATTGTAGTAGGCTTGTTCGCCTTTGTCGATGTATGTGCCAGTTATACCGCACTTCATCGGATAGGTAAGTGTGATTAGCTCGTGCATGGTTTTTTAGTTTAATTTGGTGTATTTTCTAATGATAGATAGATGGTTTTCACTAGATTCGGCTAAATTTAAACCATGTTTTAAAAACTCGTTATGTATTTTACGTTTTACATAAGGAGAAGCATCACGCAGGTAATGACGATAATCATAAGACCAATAGTAGGCAAGTCCAACATAATTAGCTGTGCCAACAAAGTTTTTGTCTGAATGCCAAAGCAACATATATGCTTCATGTGGCATTGTGTTTAAATTAATTTGCATGGGTTTTTTGTTTTGTTTGTAATTGTTTTGTAAAATTAGGAAGTTTTTGGATATCTTTCAAAGTTTTTTGCTAATATTTTGTTAAAGGTTTGCAAAGGTTTTTTGCAGGTTGTGAGGAATACAGTCTAAATAATACTCAAAAGTGTATCCAATTTCGTTAACTTCTTTTAACATTTGTTCTATTGTTATGTAGTTTAAATCTTCATTGTCTTGATATTTATGTAAAACATCTAACAAATTTTTAGGTAAGTTTTCGTAGTGATCAAATAAATCTTGGTTCATAGGTTTTTTGTTTGGTTATAAAAGATTTTTGTGGGGTTTTTGGGGAGTTTTTGCATAGGGTTTTTGGCAGGTTTTTGGGTGCAACTGATTATTAGTTGCATAGTCAACAATGTTGCAACATCAATGGCATAACATCAATGTTATAACATCAATATTATGAATATTATTTGCAATATCATGACATAATGCACAAAATCAATTCTTTGCCCATTTTTAGCCCGATTCAGCCTGTTTAATATGTTAGTAATGGTATCACATTGTTTTATGTTTTAATGGTCTTAAATTGTCTTAAAATGCCTTATTTTTATAATTGGTACATCCTTATACCTAAAAAAGTGAATACCCATTTTCAGGATATTCACTTACACAATAGAAAACACACAATTATTTTTCCTCAATACAATATTGATAACAATCTTCGCATAACATCATGTCGAAATATGTTTCATGCATCATATCATCCTTAAAATGAATTTCATTGCATGATTCACATTGCATCAATTCATCATCTTTATCAATTTCGTATGGATATGAATATTTTTTAGTTTTATGCCATTTTGTACCTGTATTGTATTGATATGGCGAACTTTTGTAGGAATTATTGGAATACCATGCGCCATTATCCCATGTTCCCGCATTTTCATTCAAAATATAGAATTGACCTGATGAATCCATGAAAACGAATTTATTTCGATTCCCGATTGTAAATTCAATCAAATTCATGATTGAATCATTTTGCACAAAATTATCAGGCATTCCTTTCATGAATGAATTGTTGAAAATTTGGGTATCATTAATATTTGAATGCAATGGCACATCAATATCCAAAATTCCGTTATGGCAAAAATATAGATCATTACTAATTTTGAATGGGTGACAATTACGATCGTTAATACCACCACTAGTTGCAATGCGAAAATGCATGACAATATTTGAATGTACTTTGTCCGCATGTTTTTTCAATTTCATAAATTCACTAAATGAATGCATCTCTTTATTTACAATAATTTTTCCATTTTCAACATACATAATTCCCGCGCCATCTTTGTTGGCATCCCAACAATTACGCAATGTTGATTCCTTTATTTTTACGCCCAATGGTTGAATTGCTATAATACACATAATTTATAAGTTTTTTAAGTTGATGAATTTTTTTAAGTTAGAATAGTCGCATGAGGATTCGATATAACTTTTGAATCCATCCAATGAAACATCTTTATTTTCCTTTGTGTACATGAATAGGGAATGCGCAAATTCAATATTTTTCATGAAGGAATTAAAATTTAATGTACCTCTAAAAATGCGAATTTCAATCGTTTGACTATTTTTTAGATTAATTGCAACGTACCTTTCATTATTGCCATCTTTTTTCTTTGCTTTGTATATCAATGAACTATCATTGTCATCCTCAATGTTAGCCCATTTTTTTAATTTTTCCATTTTCCTTTGTGAAATAGCTATTATAAATTCCTTATTTTCTACAAAGAATTTGAGGAATCGATATAAATGCCATGTATTGAAATTATTTTTACTTATATGAATGTGCATACCGCATGTATTCGCGTCGTATGAATTGTACCCGTTTTCAACTAACAATTTAAAGGAATCGGAAAATGTTTTTTCATCCTGTTTAATGTAATTAAATGTCATGGGATGGGTAACAATTTCGAATCCATCAGTCAATGAACCATCATTTTTGAAATACCAATGTTCATGGTCTATCATTCCCGCCATATATTTATGCTTTAATCCATTCGAATTTTTCCTTTCTACCTCTAGTTCAATTCCGAAAAATGGTGCATTTTCATTTTCATTCGATAATTTATGAAATTTCATTGATGGTCGGTATGAATAGGAATTTATACATGCTGCATCCATGTCGCAATCATCATCATCATCATCATCATCATCCGATTCAGGGTTATGGTGGTATTCACCATCACATTCCCAATAATATACATCATCAAGGTGCATTATATCACCATCACAATCAAATACAAGATTGTTTTCTTCCATATATGAATCACTAATCCATTCACCATTGTGCCTGTAAATACTATTCGAATTGGTGCAATTATGAACATGGGTATAAAATCCATGATTGTCCGTATTTACGAATGCTGCATTCCCTTCTAATATATATTCTTCATCAAATTCATCAAATATATATTCTTCTTCATCCTCTATTTCATGTAAATATTCACCTTCCGCCATAATGCAATCATCCTTCATGGCATAATATCCTGAATAAGTCATGATAATACTTTCATAATTATTCAATTTATCTTCCTTCCATGATTCATCCAAATACCCATTTTTAATGGAATTAAGTATGTTTTCCATCATTTTCCTTCTAACTGAAAACGAAGGAATTAAAATTGTTTCAATGTGTTGTGTTGTGTTTTCCATGTTGTGTTGTGTTTAATGGTTTTATTTTTCTTTAATGTGTTCGATTAATGTTTTCCCTAATATTACTAATGGGTAACATATTACAAGAATTAAAACTAATTCACCCAATGAAATAAACTGATTCATGATTCTTTGTTTTTAATGGTTAAGTAAATGTATTTAGCAACGCTAAATAAGAATATCCCGAAGATTATTAACTGAATCGGGAATAAGAATTGCAATAAGTTTTCCATGTGTTTATATGCATTTTGTTTTATAATGCGGAATAAAGATATTGAAACATTTTTAAATAAATGCAAATATTTATAAGTTTATTTTTATATTTATTCAATGTTTCACCATTGAATTATTAGTATTATATTATCCATTGTTTAATACCTAATTTAATATTGAATAATATATTGTATATTAATATAAGTATTAGTAATGTATATAAGTACTTAATAATTTAATTAATGGGTTATATATTAATATAATAATGCTAGGCGGTTTTACTTTTCCCGTTTGAGTCACTCTGCAATCATTAAATAATACTTACTAACTTAGCACCCTAAATCACCACCAATGAACCAACTAAACGATAGGGGACAAGCACCGATAATATATATTATGTTAAATGACAATGAGAATATCAATGTTGCAACAGCAAAGTCCTCCCCTACTCGACCATCTAGACCCTATACCCTGTTTTTTAGCGTAAAGGAAGGTATGCACCCCTTGTGCCCCCCAATATTCTGATATAAAACAATGATTTTAACATTTTTAAACATTTGATATGACTGAACGTAAATTAGACTTGAGATATAAGAATGGAGTTGATAAAGGTGCAATGAGCAGCCTTAATATACCTTTCCCAGTAAAAGGAACTCTAAAGGTTGTTGAGGAGGTTAATGAAAAGCCTAAGCAGTACTTGAGAGCAGAATTAGCTCAGAAGCAGAATAGGAAGAACCCAAGAACTCTATCTATGTATAGATGCAAACCAAAACCAAAGAAATAACTAGAACTATGAAAGATACTTACGGCAAACGAGAATACACTTGTAAATGTGGTACTAAGACTGATGGATATGTTTGGTTTAGTCAAATCAAGACTACACAGTTTGAATGTACTAATTGTGGCAAGTGGTTAGGTCATGACAACCTGGAGAAGAAGGTTACTAGCATTATTTCAATTCGCACACCAACAAAGAATAGATAATATGAACGCACAATTCAAGGAAATAGCTAAAGAGGCTTTCATTATAGCCTATAAGGAGAACTTTGGCAATATCACCATATCATGTGAGGCTTCAGGAGTCGGTAGGACGCAGTATAAGACTTGGTTGAAGGATGACCCTGAGTTTGCTAAGAGATTAGCTGAAATAGAGCCAGAGGAGATAATGCTTGACTTTGGCGAACAAAAGCTAATGGAGAGGATTGCTAGAGGTGATACCTTAGCGACCATGTTCTTACTTAAGACTAGAGGCAAGAGAAGAGGATATATCGAGAAGACTGAGGTTGCTCATGAAGGAGATGTGGTTAAGCAGATTACAGTCAATGTTGTTAAACCGAATCAAATTGGAGATATTATGAAGCAAATAGATGGAGATGAGCATAAGAGCTTACCTGAGGGTGAGATAATCAACTTTGATACGCAAACTGAGCCTGGAATGGTCGTACCTGCCTACAAAGCAGGAGAGAGTGATGAAATACCTCTTTACAACCATGATAAAGGGGAATTATTGGATATAAACGAGGACGGAGAGTATGAAGAGTAGCTACAATGCCTCTATTTCGCATTTTAAGGCGATTCTACGGCTTTTAACCCTATGTGTAGTACTATGTATCCATTTTGGGATTGAAAGGCTTAAATGGGGCTTAAAATAGCAAAGTGTATAGACACCCCCTACCTTCCTATAAAACCAAAAGTTTTCGATTAGCAAACACACATCCTATTTTTTAAAATTTTTCCTATGAACGTTACCACAAACGTAGTATTCGAAGTCCTCCAAAACTCTACAAAGAGAATATCCATCATGCAAGGTGGAACAAGATCGGGTAAGACTTACAATGTAATTACCTGGTTTATCGTAAAACTACTCCAAGAGAAAGGAAAGACGCTGACAATATGTCGTAGCTCACTTCCATCCATCAAAGGATCGGTAATGCGTGACTTTGTGGAGATATTGTCTAAATATGGGCTTTATAGCGAAGAGAAGCACAATAAGACCGATAACATCTACTTTTTGGGAGGAAATGTCGTAGAGTTCGTTTCTACTGACCAACCGCAGAAGATTAGAGGACGAAAGCGTAATTATCTGTTTATAAACGAGGCGAATGAGGTAAACTACGAATCTTGGATGCAGTTGTCCCTTCGTACAACCGAAAAGATAGTAATTGACTATAACCCTTCAGATTACTACTCCTGGATTTACGATAAGGTTGTTCCTAGAGAAGATGCGGATTTTACCATCACTACCTACAAGGACAACCCATTTCTTGAGAAAGGTATCGTGGAAGAGATTGAGAGGCTTAAATCAGCCGACCATGAGTATTGGCGAGTTTATGGCTTAGGAGAGAGGGCAATATCCCAAGCGACCATTTATACGCATTGGAAGCGTAGACGAAACTTCCCTGATGGCGGAGATACGTTTTACGGACTTGACTTTGGCTTTAACAACCAAACTGCCCTTGTTAGGGTTAAGAACTTTGATGGCGAGTTGTTTGTCGACCAATTAATCTACGATACAAAAATGTCGACGGCGTTACTAATTGATAGGATGAGGTCACTAGGACTCGATAGGAACTCTGAGATATATGCCGATCCTGCTGAACCGAAAACTATCAGCGAAGTAAACAAAGCTGGGTTTAACTTGAATAGTGCAGTCAAAGATGTTTATGCAGGTATCAACAAGGTAAAATCATTTCCTCTGCATATCAAGTCGGACTCTTTAGATTTGCTTGATGAGATTAAAAACTACAAGTGGAAGACCGATGCGGACGGCAACACACTTGACGAACCTGTGAAGTTTCGAGATCACTTAATGGACTCTATGAGATATGCCATATACACAAAATATGCTAAACCAAAAAGAGGGTGGGTTGTATAGGCTAAAAATTTGTTACTTTTGTAAAAATAATATATAGCGTGAATTTAACGGACATACTAAAGGCAGCTAACCCTTTTAAACAAAAGGCAGCACCAAAGGTGACTTTTAACAATCCATTCTCAGATTTCGGTGGATTGATTGGAGGAAGAACACTTTATCCAGAATTAGACCAGCAAAAATTTGTACTTGACTATAAAAACAATAGTGAGGTATATGCTATCATCAAACGTATCTCTAAAACTATTTCTACTGTTCCATTTTACGTTTACCAAGTAAAGAACAAAAAAGAGTTAGCAAGATACAAGTCAATGCTTAATAACGCAAATACAACTGCGGATATTGCTAAGGCTGAGTTAGTTCGTGTAAAAGCAGTTGCTGAGATTGCTGATTCACCTTTAAATGATTTACTAGAAAAACCGAATGAATATCAATCATTCTCGGAATTTATCGAGAGTGCTGTAGGTTATAAACTAATTACTGGTAACACTTACATCTGGGCGAATAGACTAGAGTCTGGTAAGGTTGCTGAACTTGTTACACTCCCATCTCAATACGTTGCCATTATTTCTGATGGTACAATAAATGGGGTTGAAGGTTATTCTTTTACGCTAGTTGGATGGGATCAATTAGATGCGAAAGACGTAATCCATCTAAAATACTTCAACCCTTACTTTGACACTAACGGTAATCAACTATACGGCTTATCACCTTTACAAGCTGCTTACAGAACTGTACAGCGTTCTAATGATGCGAAGGATACTTCAGTTGGTATGTTGCAGAATCAAGGACCTAAAGGTATCTTATCTGCTGATGAATCAAATGACTTCGGACCAGAGGCAGCAGGAAAGCTTAAAGAAGATTTTTACAATCAGTACGGAACAAAAACTCAAGCAGGTATCTTAAAGAATGCTGGAAAGATTTTGATTGCAGGTGCTAAGTTGAATTGGATTAACATGGGTTTAAGTCCTATTGACTTGCAGTTATTAGAATCAGAGAAAGTAACTCTTAGAGAACTTTGTAATGTGTATGGTGTAAACTCTGCATTGTTTAACGATCCTGATAACAAGACTTATAACAACATGAAGGAAGCTAAGAAGGAAATGTTGACTCAAGTAGTCCTTCCTGAATTAGTAGCTCTTCGTGATGCGTTCAATAGATTCTTCTCAACTGAAATTGGTCAAGGTTATTATATTGATTTTGACTTAACAGTATTCCCTGAATTACAAGAGGACATGAAAGAGCTTAGTGCTATCCTTTCTCAATCTTGGTGGATTACTCCAAACGAGAAGAGAGCAGCTATGCGTTACGATACTATTATGGATGAAGTAATGAATGAGATATTCATACCAGCAGGTTATTTGCCTATTGATGAATTGACAATGTTACAAGACCCAAGAGACGCAAGACAACAAGGCGACTATAACTTACCTCCTGTAAAGAGTGAAGGTTTTTTTTTGAGCAAGAGTGAAAAGTTAGATGAGGTTTATGCTAAGTATAAGGAAGTAACTAATATGAGCTACTCAGAATTAGAAGCTTGGTCAAATACAGAATGCTCTAAGAAAGCATCTTTAGACAGAAGTCCTATTACTAGAAATCTAAGATTGTTGTCAAAGAAAAAAGAAGATTGGACTGCTAACGACATAGAAGATGCAAACAGAACTATAAGTTTTGTGAGTAGAATGAAAGGAGCAGAGCAAGGTGAACCAGCATCAGAAGGCTGTCCTTCAAAAAGAGATATTTCATTAAAGAACTGGGCTTACAACCCTTCAAAATAAAAACTATGGGATTAAAATCATTTGAACAATTAGAAAAGGCAATTAACAACCATTTAGAGTTAAAGAGATTGACTATGAAAAATGCTAAGGGCATTGCTCATGCAAATAGCCTTATAGCTTCTGGAGATTTTATGATACCAGAAACTTGGGAAAGACCAACAGCAGAAATGGAGAATGCGTATCTAGAAGAAAATGGATATGAGAAATATGCTCTATGGTTTCTTGGAGTTGACCCTGATCTTGACAAAGAAACTAAAGGTCATTATGGTTATATCTATACTTCAGACTTTAAAACTGTAGATAGAAGAGGTTTAGCAGCTATAAGACAATATTCAGCTCAAAACAATATGCCTAGCATATTTGCAGCAGCAGGTAAGATGATAGAAAAGATTGACGCTAAAAAATAGATGCCAAAAATACTTTACCCATCACAGCAGTTTGCTTTGCAACAAAAGATTGCAAGGAAATCAATCAGAGAGTTTCAGCCTAAAATAAAAGAGGCTTTACAAGCTGACTTCGATAAAGCTGCACAAATGGTTGAGGCATTAGGGGTAGAACAAGCGGCTAATAATCGTGCAGGATTTTTTACTGGCGATAAGATTAATAATATTTTACGAACTTTGTATGAATCAACTGGCGGTTATACTGCTATGCGATACCAACAGATGTTTGAAACGACTAAGAAAGCGGAAGAGATTGACCTTGATCCTTTAAACATTTTGGATGAGTGGTTAGTATTTATGTTATCGTATTGGACTGCGATTAGCGGACTAAAGATGCAAGGCATAGAGAATACTACTGAAAACGAAATAGCTCGTATATTAGCGAATGTTA